CTGACAAGTTCAAGGAGTGGACAAACACACAAAAACAAACGTTTGACTCCACATATGGTGATGACGCAAGAATCATCATCCCAATGTACGATCAGGAAAAGAACTTAATTGGGTATCAGGGTCGAGCGTTAGATTCTTCTCCCAATAAATATATCACCATTATGATTCAGGAGGACGCGCCGAAAATATATGGACTGGAAACAATCGATCAAAAACTACCAATCTATGTGGTCGAAGGACCCTTTGACAGCACTTTCATCGACAATAGTGTGGCTTTGTGTGGTAGTGACGGTGACTTGGGTTATCTTAAGGGAAGCGATATCATTCTTGTTTACGATAATGAGCCCCGTAATAGAGAAATTGTCGGTAGGATTGGAAGATGCATCGAAAGAAATCAAAGAGTCGTCATCTGGCCAAGTAGCATAGAAGAAAAAGACATCAACGATATGGTCCTTGCTGGACATGATGTTATGGATGTGTTAAAATGTAATACATTCTCTGGATTAGAAGCAAAAATTAAATTCAACACCTGGAAAAAAGTATGAGCAACGGTACAAAGGTAGTTAAGAGAGATGGAAAGACTGAACCTCTTGACCTGAATAAACTCCACGTTATGGTGGAAGAGGCATGTACAGACCTTGCAGGGGTCTCTGCCTCACAAGTCGAAATGCAATCTGGTATTCAATTCTATGATGGTATCACTACAGCAGAGATCCAGGAGATCCTGATTCGCTCTGCAAGCGATCTGATTGATCTGGATCACCCCAACTATCAGTTCGTTGCTGCTCGTTTGCTTCTGTTTGCCCTCCGTAAGCAACTGTATGGCAGAATGCGTGACGTTCCTGGTCTTTACCAGCACGTTAGAACAAACGTTGATAGAGGCGTATATGATGAGCAGATCTTTGATCTCTATACTGAGGAAGAGTTTTCTAAACTTGAATCCTTCATTGATCATGATCGCGACTTTTTGTTTACATATGCTGGATTACGACAAGTCGTCGATAAATACTTAGTGCAAGATAGAAGTTCGGGGAGGGTCTATGAAACTCCTCAGTTCATGTATTTGTTGATTGCGGCAACTATCTTCTCCAAATATCCAAAAGAAACTAGACTGGATTACGTTAAGAAGTACTATGACGCAATCTCACGGCACAAAATCAACATTCCCACACCTATCATGGCAGGGGTGCGAACTCCACTTCGACAATATGCTAGCTGCGTGCTCGTTGATATTGATGACACCCTTGATAGCATCTTTAGCTCTGATATGGCTATCGGCAAATATGTTGCACAACGGGCTGGCATCGGCATCAACGCAGGCAGAATCCGTGGCATCAACAGTAAGATCAGGGGCGGTGAAGTTCAACACACAGGTGTTGTTCCTTTCCTTAAAAAGTTTGAATCGACTGTCCGATGCTGTACACAGAATGGAATTCGAGGTGGCTCAGCGACTGTCCACTTCCCAATCTGGCACCAAGAAATAGAGGATATCATTGTACTTAAAAACAACAAAGGCACTGAGGACAACCGAGTCCGGAAACTGGATTATTCTATCCAAATCAGCAAACTCTTCTATGAACGGTTCATTAAAAACGAGGAGATCTCCCTCTTCAGCCCTCACGATGTTCCAGGTCTGTATGATGCTTTTGGCACTGAATCGTTTGATGATCTCTATGTGGGTTATGAATCTGATGGATCTGTTCCGCGCAAAACTATCGGGGCACAGGAACTTTTCCTAGACCTCTTGAAAGAGAGAGCGGAAACTGGTAGACTCTACATCATGAACATTGACCACTGCAATTCTCACTCGTCCTTCATGGACAAGGTTGAGATGAGCAATCTGTGTCAAGAGATCACGCTTCCTACCAAACCTATTCAGCACATCGATGACCCCGAAGGTGAAATTGCTCTCTGCATTCTTAGTGCTATTAACGTTGGCAAAATTAGGGATCTTTCGGATCTTGAAGTTCTCTGCGATCTTGCTGTTAGGAGTCTTGATGAACTCATTGATTTTCAAGGGTATCCTGTCAGAGCAGCAGAAATCGCCACCAGAGCGCGTCGTTCGCTTGGAGTAGGGTTCATTGGTCTCGCACACTATCTTGCCAAGAATGGGCAGGACTACAACGATCCTGAAGCGTGGAAACTGGTTCATAATCTCACTGAAGCATTCCAGTATTATCTGATTTCTGCTACAGTGGATCTTGCCGAAGAAAAGGGTGCCTGTGAGTATAGCAGCCGAACAAAGTATGGAAATGGAATTCTTCCAATCGATACATATAAGAACGATGTCGATGAAATCGTTGCTAATGAGCTTCACTATGATTGGGAGGGTCTTAGACTTCGGGTCAAAAAGCACGGAGTACGGAACTCAACATTGTCTGCTCAGATGCCATCAGAGAGCAGTTCCGTTGTGTCAAACGC